TTATATAGCTTTTTTTAGTTGCTTCTTTTGCTGGCATTCTTCCTCCCACTTCATTACATCAGTAGCGAGGTATCTTTTCATTGTTCCGCCCTCAGAACTTAATGCCGGGGCTGGGAATGGAATACCCCAAGGAGTGTTAATTTCCCACCGATTAAGTGTGCGTTTAGTAATATGAAACATCTCACACACATTGTTAGATGTCAGATATTTATCCACATTAGCCCTCCTTACTTTCCGCTTTAACTTCTAACTGGATGCCTTCATATGTGCCATCACCCCCACAATTCAGACAGTGTGTATATATGCCTAAACCATCCCCATCAGGACTAAAGTTTTCAGGTAATGAAACATCTATAAATTCAGTACCGCCAATTGGCTTCGTATGAATATGAGGGGCAAGGCCGTAATAGGGGAAAATGCATTCACCGTTCCCGTCATCACAAAAATTACATGTTTTAACTTTTAATCCACTCATCCTTTAGTTCCTCAACTCATTACGTTCTTTCTTCAATTGACGCAAAAGGTTGTGAAGAGTAACGGTTACAGCTTTATCTAAACTTTTAGTTGAATGGAATTCGGCTAGCTGAGAAAGCGCCAAACCAAAAATATGGTATGCAAAGACCTTTGCTGAAGCTTGCATAGAAAAACTCTTGGTGGAGAGACGCAAGTTCAATCGTATGCGAAAGGTGTGGGGTCATCCTAAGGAAACAAGAGATGCCAGAGGATGCCATGAGAATACACAGTCAAATTTAGAGCAATAAAAAAGCCTGATTTCGAGGATCAGGCTTCTAGGCATTCAATTGAGGTGAATCAAATGAACACGAATAATCTATCAAATCAAGAACAAATAATCCAGAGCTGGTTTGAGCCGGCTCTCTACACACTTAAAGCATTAATCAAAAAGTGTGAAGAGAACCTAGAGCGAATTAAAGCTGATACTAAAAATGCAGCTGTAAAGCGAGATGAATTTAAAGAGGTTTTAGTGCGTCAGCATCGTATTACGTACAACCATGCTGAGGAAATTATTAGAAGCCTTAGCCGTGCTGATCGTATTCGCTTCTTGGGTAGCACATACATTCAGATTAAAGAAGGCGGTGAAGCATGAATACATTTGTTGATGCTGCTCGTTCTTTTAGAACTCAATTCGACTTAAATTTTTCTGAAAAAATCATCGTAGATTTCTTTGCTGGCGGTGGTGGTGCAAGCACTGGATTAGAGATGGGGTTAAACAGGCCTGTTTATGTTGCTGTAAACCATAATCCAAAAGCAATTTCTATGCATGAGGCTAATCATCCCCATGCAAAGCATTATGTTCAAGATGTATTTGCAGTAGATCCAATTGATATTTGTGATGGTCATCAAGTCGGTTGGTTTCATGCAAGCCCAGACTGCACACATCATTCGCAAGCTGCTGGCGGACAACCACGTAAAAAAGAAATACGTGACCTTTCTTGGGTTGTTCTTAAGTTTGCAGGCAAAGTTAAACCTGATGTGATCAGTTTAGAAAATGTTAAGCAGATCTTAGGATGGGGACCTTTAATTGCAAAACGAGACAAAGCAACAGGCAGAGTCATTACTCTCGATAAAATTAATATTAATGGCAAAAAGGTAAATCGAATTGCAGAGCCTGGTGAGCGAGTTCCTCGCCACAATCAATTCTTAGTACCAAACCCCAAGAAGAAAGGTAAAACTTGGAAACACTTTGTCCGTAGTCTTGAACAACTTGGTTATGAAGTTGAGTGGCAAAAAAATATTATTGCTGCTGACTTCGGAGCGCCAACAAAACGTGAGCGATTATTTCTCGTTGCTCGCTGTGATGGGCAACCAATAGTATGGCCAGAAAAATACTTCTCAAAGAAACCTAAGGGCAATTTAAAAAAATGGCGCTCAACAGTTGAATGTGTTGAATTTTCAGATTTAGGAAATTCAATTTTTGATAGGCCGCAAGGTCCTCTAGCTGATGCAACTCTAAAACGCATAGCTAAAGGTATTCAAAAATATGTCATTGAAACTAAAGAGCCATTTTTTGTTAATTCTGCCACACCTTTTATTGGCCGTGATTTCCGTACAAGTTTTGGTCATGACATACGTGAACCATTAGCAACAACTACAGCAGGTTATGGCGGACATAGTTCTTTAATAAGTCCAATCCTTGTTCCGTTTATTACAGAGTTTGCAAACGCTTCTCAACAGCGGAATTGGTCAATTGATGAGCCTCTATCAACCATATGTGCACAAGTGAAAGGTGGGCATCATGGATTAGTTACTGCCAAGTTGAGCAAAGATAACTATAAGGGCGCTCTTCGTGTTGCTGCATTTTTAATTAACTACTACGGCAATGGAGACGCAAGAAGTATCACTGAGCCAATGGATACGATCACTACTAAAGATCGTTTAGCCCTAGTTACTGTTTGGATCAAAGGTGAACCTTGGGCAATTGTTGATATCTGTATACGCATGCTTAAACCACGTGAACTTTTTAGAGCGCAGGGGTTTCCAGATTCATACGTAATTGAATACGGGAGCGATGGAAAGCCTCTATCTAAAAAAGATCAAGTCTTTATGGTTGGTAACTCCGTTTCTCCATATCCAATGGCTGCTATCGCCAGAGCAAATAATCCATTTATTACGCAACAAATTAAGGGGGCCGCATGAATTATTACCAACACCATATTGGTGACTTTAACAATGCGACTCGCCACCTCAGTTTAATTGAGCGTGCGATTTACCGTGACTTATTAGACATGTATTACGACACGGAGAAGGCGATTGATGCAACAAGCATTGATCGTTTAGCACGTCGTTTGCAATGTACTACCGAAGAGCAAAAAGAAGCTCTCAAATATGTACTTGATGAGTTTTTCATTCTTGAAGAAGGTGTTTATCGCAATAATCGTTGTGAACGAGAAATTGCTGAATACCACGGGAAAAAGAAACAAGCGAGTGAGGCTGGTAAAGCGTCTGCTGCAAAACGTGCAGCGAAAAAGAAAGGTTCGTCCAACAGTGGTTCATCAAAAGATGATCAATCGTCTAACGAAAATTCAACGGTCGTTGAAAATCCGTTAAACGAAGAACAAACGGGCGTGCAACCAACCAATAACCATAAACCATTAACCATTAACCAAGAACCAATTATTGATAGTAGTAGTAATACGCGTGGAGAAAATTCGCAATTAACTCCAATTCAATTTGCTCAGTATCAGATCGATGATCACAAACGCTATTCAATGCGTGAATTCATTTCTGAATACAGCGAGTTTCAATACGATTTCATTTCACTTGCTCAACAAAGATTTGTTTCGGTACCTGAAATCGACTTGAGAACCATGATTCAAAATTTCGGTGACTGGTACTTTGCAAACGAATCAAGTTCGTTGAATACACCAAGCATCTGGTTGGTTAAGTGGTTCTCTTGGGTTCAAAACAACGAGAAACAAGTCGCTGCTAACCGCAAGAAACAAGAGCAAATCAATTCAGCTGGTCAAAAACCACAAGAGTCGGGTTACTTCGCTAATCTTTTTGAAGAACAGAGCGAATCTCAAATCGTGGATGTAACCCCAGCAAAAAAGTTTCCAATGATTGAGGAGGTAGGTCATGCATGAGATTACCTTGAACGAAGTGCGTCAATTAATCGCTTCTCTTCGCACTGTTTACGCTGCTCAGTTCAATAAGCAATTTCCAGCAACAGGCGAAAGTGCAATTCCTCTGTCAGTGGTTGAGCAAATCGCACTTAAAACACTGGTTGGCGTTCAACAAAACCAATTTAACAACGCGCTTGCTCGATTACTTACAGCAGGTGGACGCTTTATGCCGTCATTTGCCGAGTTTCGCACCTGGTGTATTGGTGAAAGTTGGATGTCTCCAGAGGAAGCTTGGTCACGTGCATGTAAGTTTACGACTGACCGTACCGTGGTTATTACACAAATTACAAAATATGCATTAGACGAAGTGATGTATTTGATCGAAGCCGGCCAAATGCGAGCAGCTCAAGATAATTTCTTCGGAACCTACAACGTGATGGTGGCTAAAGCTCAATTGAAAGGTCGTCAGCAAGAGTTTTACACTCCACCGCTACAACTAGAGCATAAAGAACCTGAACACACCCCAGTAAGCAATGACGAAGCGCAAAAGCATCTCCAATCATTGATGGAACGTTTAAAAATCAATGGTCGTAAACCTGTACCAGTACAAAAGCTTAAGGCTAAGGAAAAAGAGCCTGAGCTTATAAAAGAGTTGGGCCCTGATCCTTTCGATAATCCACACGAATACGCAGAGATGTGCCGTCGGGAGGGTATGCCAATCCCTAGAAATATTCTTCAGCTAATTGATGGGGCGAATGTATGAATAAATTCGAGATTTTAGCGTGGGGTTTACTCATTTCATTTTTTACAGCAGCTATTAGCGGTGCGGTGGTTTTGTGGTGGTTGGCGCGTAAAGAGCTAGATGAGAAAGGATATCGCCATGAGTAAATGCCAACACTGTGCAGTTGAAGAGTTAATAAATTCTTACGGCGGTTTTGCAGAAGTTAAGACTCTTTGTGAAAAATTACGAGGCAAATATAACCGCAGTGGGCTATCTAATACTGATTACAACGAGTTACTTCAATTAGAGAAGGCACTTGACCAAGCGAAGAAGTTTAATGCGGAGGGCGCAAAAAATGGACAGTAGGTGGATTGAAGCGCAACGCCGTGAAATGGAAAAGCTTATTTCACCAGAGCTAATCAAGTCGAGAGATTTAGCACGTCAAAGTTACTTCGATCAGATGGAAAAAGAAATGGCTGACCACGTATCACGCTCAATTGAACCACTCAGCGGTAAAAAGCAAAGCACTCTGGTTGAACTAAGTGAGTCAATTGAAAAACTGGCTCAGAAGTATAAACAAGATGCTCATTCATCCAGCCTTTTAGGTGATCAGGATAAAGCGCGAGTTTATAACTGCTTTGCTAATCAATTGGACCATTTGCTGAAAGGTGGTGCTTGATGTCATCAGTCAGCATTGCTGAATACCGTAAGTTATTTCCTATTAAGAAAAATAAAAAGCGGCGTTCAGCAAAGCAAGTTGCTAGACAACCAAGTGTGGGTGAAATGGTACTGGCAAGGCATTTAAGAGCATGCAAGATTACTTTTGAACAGGAATATAAGTTCCATCCTGAACGTAAATGGAGAGCAGATTTTCTGATTACTGGTACAAAAATTTTGATTGAGGTTGAAGGCGGGATCTGGAGCGGAGGTCGCCATACGAGGGGCAAAGGTTATCTAGGAGATATGGAGAAATACAACTCCGCAGCAATGATGGGTTTTACAGTTTTACGGTTCAGCACAGAGCAAGTTAAAGCAGGCGTGGCGATTAAACAAATTGAGCAATTGGTGGGATGAAAATGAATATGCCAGTACAACAACACATTTTACAAGCGGTCGATTGGTCTAAATATAGTACTGAAGATTGGTTTCGGCAATTTGGTGCATGGATTAATGGTGATTCTGAAAGAAAACAGAAGTTTTATAAATCTATGCCCACAAAAAAATTAACTAAAAAACAAAGAGTAGAATTGCTAGCCCGATATTTAAGTGATGAAAATTTCAAAGAGTCAACATATCCCAAAGGGATTTCTTGTCAGATAAATGACAATGAAGCACGCGCTTTTCAACGTATTATTTTAGATTTAAGAAAATACAATAGTGAAGTTTTTCAAGAATGGTTAGATGTGATTTGGTGCGTATATGTTGACAATAATAAATTAAGAAAAGCAGCTGCTTTATTTGAAACGTCTACAATTCAAATTCGCCAAGATTTAAAATGCGGTTTAGCATTTATAAGTGGTAGATACCCTAATTTAAAAACAGATTTGCTAAATATTTGATATTATTCATCCAAATAGGGGGTATATACATGGCAATTAAGAATTACGATAGAAAAACATTTGGCAAGTTATTAAATGAAGTTGTTTCACCTTCTAGACCAGTATTGTCTTTAGAGCATTTAAAAGGAAGAGAAAATCAATTAAGTAGAATCCAACAAGCACTTTATGCAACAGGAAGAAATGTTTTTATTTATGGTGAAAGAGGTGTAGGTAAGTCTTCATTAGCTGCTACCGCCGCTAATGAATGGTGTGGGGGGCATGATTGTTATATCGATATTTCATGTGCTCCAGATACTACAGTCTTGTCGATGATCTCAACTATCGCAACTCAAGCAATCAATAAAACTGTATTAAAAAGGAAAAAAGTAAAAAATACCTTCCAAATTGGCTTTAAATGGTTCACTTTCAAAAGAGAAAGTGAAATTGAATATATAAACTTTAAAAATGAAATTAAGTGTTTAAGTGATGGAATTGAAATATTAAAAGAGCTTTCAGAGTTTTTTGATGAACCTTTATTAGTAGTAGTTGATGAAGTTGACCGAATAAAAGAGTTAGAAGAGGTAGAAAAATTTGCTGACTTTTTAAAGCAATTAGGGGATAAGCGAGTTGATGTTAAATTTATCTTTACCGGTATTGCAGACACACTTGATGAAATACTAGGATCGCATCGATCTGCAATACGTCAATTAGAAACTATAGAGTTGCCTAAACTATCTTGGGATGCTCGATGGGAAATTGCTATAGAGGCAATGAAAGCATTTGATATAAGTATTGATCGTTCAATTTATATCAGGATTGCATTGATCAGTGATGGTTATCCTTTTTACGTTCATTTAATAATTGAAAAATTATTATGGCTACTCTACGACAAACCTACTCAAATAACTGAAGTTGAATGGGAGGATTATCACGCAGCAATTGATATAGCAATCGATGCTATACATACGGAATTGTCTAGACCATATGAAAAAGCAATAAATCAACGTTCTCGTGATTACGAAGAAGTTGTTTGGTCAACTATTGTCGCTGAGGATAATATTGGTGAATACATAAAAAGTATGTATGACCAATATTTAGGAATTATGAAGCAATTTAAAGATAGTGAAGTCTTAGATATAAAGAAATTCTCTTTAAGGGTAAGAAACCTACTTAAAGAGGAATATGGCCCTATTTTGAAGACTGGTTTAAAAAAGGGGCAGTTCATTTACAATGAAAAAATGTTACGAGGATATGTACGTCTTAGGGCAGAACAAAAAGGTGTCGAATTAGTATTAGAAGCTAAAGAAATCTCAGAGCTTAAGAATAAAACTCAAGCAACAGCTAAATCAAATAAAGCTTATTTTCCTCATCCTCCACGAACCCGTTATAAGTCTTTTTAAAAAGTGTTTTTTGATTTATTGACTTGTGTACACAGGTTATGGCATATTCATTATACAGTGTTCGAAGTGTAACTGTTTTTTTACCACATACGTGGTTATTTGATGAAAACTCATTCATACAAACAGTGGAAGAACCTGTTTAATACTTACCACACTGGTGGTTATTTTTAAAAAGCTCATCAATCGATGGGCTTTTTGCGTTTTATTGGTATACAATCTTTTTTTATGAGGGTATTACTGATGAATATAAAAGCCGTATCTATTGCTGGTGTTGAAATGTACGTTCAGGTGCTGAACCCAACTGAACCAGAAAAAAAGAAATGGATAATACGAACAAATTCTGGAAAAAAAATTGCTATGAACCAAGATGGTAAATCATTTCATAGTCCAGAACATGGACAAGATTTCAAGTTATTAGATTGAAGATAGATATTTAGTGTTATAGTCCAGTCTGATTAAAAACTGGTAAATAAAATGAATATCTGTGTTGGTGGTGAGCTTGACGGGCAAAAGATAGAAAAAGAGGGTAGATTGCTTAAAGCTTCTGATTTAGACCCAAGTTTCACAACAGAATACTACAAACAGGTTTTTAACCGCGACAACATCAATTATCAATTCTGGTTACCTGTAGGTTCAAACTTACATGACATGTCAGAGAAAGTACTAACTATTCTTAGATCACCTAAAAACTAGTTTTATCGTTTGCCGGACGTATTACGGCGCAAGAAGCCCCGCTAAATATCGATTATTGGCGGGGCTTTGTTTAAGTTTGCCTTTAGCTGATCGCAAAATAAAAGTAGATTTAAGCCTTATACCTCATTTTGAAGATCGTGAAGAAAGTATTTTGTGGTTAACTAACTTTATTGGAAAAATTTGTGAGCCCAGAAAGATGCAAAGACAGAAAAAAAATCTTCATTAAGTACCTGTGAATTTTAGATGAACCGCCCTTAAAGCGGTTTTTTATTGCTAGTAGAATATTTAAGGTATCTTTTCTAATAGGCACATACTATTGAAGTGTTTTTAATTTATTTTTTAGATTGAAAAGATTGCTATTTAAGTAATTTAAATATAAAAATCTTTATTGATTGAGAGTAGTTGTTATACAGGATATTTATAAGGATTTTAAAATGACAATTATCACATTGCTCGATGTTAAGACGAAGAAGAAGGTGATAGTTCGGTCCGTAATAGACCCAATAGCAAGAATAGACAAAAAAGGGAATATACAAATTTTTCAAATTCATAAATGGCTATATGATGAATCTGGAGATTTCGTTGATGAAGACTTATATGAGGCACTCAACAATGGAGAAGTTGGAATATACATAACTTTGCAGTATATGATCATTAATATTGAAAATTAATTATTTTTTATTTTTAGTCAGTTTGAGTTCTTAGTCTCTAGAGCCTAATGGTTACTACACATAAGACCTTATTAAGTATTACCTATTGATGGGCACATATTCTTTATAACTCTTGATAAGTAAAAAAATTATGTAGGCTAAAAATAAAACTATTTAAAAATAAATCTTTATCTATTTAAATATGAATATTTGATATTTTTAATTCAATCCCTATTGCTAGTGCTTAAATATTATGCCAATATGAAGTTGGAGATATTTCCGAATAGATATTTCCTATTTCAGGTCTAAGCGTTTTTTTTCGCTAAGCCCATTTCTGAATAAAAATAGGAAGTGGGCTTTTTTATTTTTAAATATTTCAGTATTATCAGTGTGTTGCTTTAAGTAACACTAAACCTTATTGATCAGCGCAAATATCAAAAAAAGGGGAGCTTACCTACTAGGCAAGCTTTTTAAATTAATGATTTAAACACAATAATCCATTTTAAAGCTCAATAGAAAGATCAAACTTCCATAGCTTTTATTTGTACTAATTTATTGAATATAATCGTTTTTATAATTTTTAAAATTTTCTTAAACTAAAAATGGAAAATTTCTTGTTGCAACATTGTTATAATAGGACTACCTTAAGAAAAATACTTTATAAAAATGAGGAGCTGCTGAAATGACACAGTATCTCATGTTTGCGGAAAATATTTATAACAAAATTAAAGATGAGGAATTGTTTTCACATGACTGTATTGAAAATATGAACTTACTTATGACATGTATACGCAGAGAAATTAAGGGAACAGAATTTAAATTAAAATATAATTTTATTGATTTTGTTGAATTGTTTAGTAAACAATTAGATGAATGTAAAGTAAAAATAGATGTGAGTTTGATTCCTCCTCATAATTCAGAAGGTGAGTATATTTTATGGTTAGCTGGATTTATCGAAAAAATTACAGAAGGTGGACCTAAACCACCTCCGCCTATAAAGAAATTTATTCCAGAGTATATGAGCTTCAAATCTGAATTAGATTTTTTACCCTTAAATGAGGAAAAAATTCAAAACGAAGGTAAAGAAATTACGGATTACTTTAATTCAAAGCTTTATAAGGCAACTTTTAAGAAGTAATACTATATTGCCTGTGAGTTTAGCCACCGCCTTAGGGCGGTTTTTTTATGGGTGAGAATAATGGATTCTACAGAATACTTTTGGCTTACTCGGAAAAAAGAACCTAAAACCAAGCCTAAATCCAGACCGCTACCTAAAGCTACTCAAAAGTACTTAGAGGCAGAGGAAGAATTTACTGAAGCTTTAGATAATCTGGAAATTAAATACGAAAAGAAATTCCAGTTTAAATCAACAAAGCATTGGCGTTTTGATTTTCATTTAATTGAACATCGTATTTTAGTTGAAATTGCTGGCGGTCCTTGGTCTGGTGGTCGAAAGGGTAAGCTGGCAACAAAGGCGTGGAGTATGGACCGTTACGATGTTGCTGAATCAATGGGATATACCGTTGTTCGGTTAGAGGCAGCACCAAGATTTAAGATTAATGAATCTGGTCCATTACAGATCCAAGCTCATTTCGCAAGCCAATGGCTTAAAAATTTAAAGAGGCAAATATTTAATGGATCAGATCAGACCATTTCCACCGACTGATTTTATTGATCAAGCTGAAGAAGAGGAAGCAATTCGTTTAATACCCGCTCCAGATCTAAAGAAATGGGTTGTGGCCAACTACTTAACGATAGGTGGACCTCTTTATAACCCCGATCATGATCACATAGCTGAGCTGCTCCACGATAATGAAGAATTTTTAGCATTTGCTTGGGCCTCTTCTGCATATAAAAGCAAGCAAGCTATGGTGTTAGGCCAGTGCGAAAAAGTCATGTTCAATGTTGGTGGCTGGCGTAAAGCTAGACAAGAGCAACAGATGCGTGACTGGTTCGGCTTTGTGCCAACTTACTTAATAACTGTCGATGCTTCTTTTTGTGAGCGTGCAAATGATACAGAGTTCTGTTACTTGCTTGAACATGAGCTTTACCACATTGGAGTGATGAGAGACGAGGACGGAGAAATTGTTTATAGCGATAGTTCTGGTCTTCCTAAGCACTATCTTGCAGGTCATGACGTTGAAGAGTTTATTGGCGTAGTTAAACGTTATGGACCAAGCAAAAATGTTAAGCGACTTATTGAAGTCGCAAAAAATCCGCCGTTTGTTTCAAATCTTGATATTTCAAAATGCTGCGGCAACTGTGTAATCAATTGAGCCTAATGGCTCTTTTTTTTGCCCATTTTGTTATACGTAGTTATACGATGAGGAAGTTATGGCGACACTAAAAGAGCCTGTGAAAATCTTTATAGTTCAGTCTCTTGCTTGTCGTGATACACCTCAAGAAGTGGCTGAACTCGTAAAACAAGAATTTGGCGTTGATATAGATCGTGTTCAAGTTGCAACTTATGACCCTACAAAGGTTGCTGGTAAGAACTTAAGCAAAAAGTATGTCGAACTATTTGAAAAAACCAGAGATGAGTTTGATAAAGGCTTAATTGATATTCCAATTGCTAATAAGTACTACCGATTGAAGCAATACCAAAGACAACTTGAGAAGACTAGAAACGTCAAAACAGCCTTAAAAATTCTTGAGCAAGCCGCTAAAGACATTGGTGGTCAATTTACTAATCGCCAAGAAATTACAGGCAAAGACGGCGGACCAGTCCAAACAGTTAATTCAGAAATTCCAGTTCCAATGGAAGATTACTTAAAAGCGCGGAGGGAAGTCTTAGATGAGTACTGATGCGGCTCGGGATAAAGCCATCCGGATCGAGGCGCAAGAAGATTTATATTTCTTCACAAGGTACATGTTTAAGGAGCGCCGTGGTTATAAATGGATGCAAAATTGGCACCACTTAGAAATCTGCGAAGCTTTAATGAAAGTTTATCGCGGAGAGATAAAGCGGTTAATTATTAACGTTCCACCACGATATTCTAAAACTGAAATTGCTGTAATTAATTTCATGGCTTGGTGTTTTGGTAAGAATCCAGACTGTGAGTTTATTCATATCAGTTACTCGGCAATGCTTGCCGCAAATAATGCCTTCCAAATACGAACCCTTGTGCAAGAAGAGGCGTATAGAAAAGTCTTTCCCGAGCTTACATTGCGTGATGATAGTAAGGCTAAAGACTTCTGGAGAACTTCCCAAGGTGGTGTCTGCTATGCGACTGGTACAGGCGGCACGATTACCGGTTTTGGTGCAGGAAAACTTCGTAAAGGCTTTGGTGGCTGCATTATTATTGATGACCCACATAAAGCACATGAAGCTTCATCAAAAACTATTCGAGAAGGGGTAATTGATTGGTTTCAGAACACACTCGAATCGCGTACTAACTCGCCAGATACGCCGATCATTGTGATTATGCAGCGACTTCATGAAGATGATTTAGCTGGATGGTTGCTAGGTGATAGAAAAGACGGTGTTCCTGTAGCTGGTGGTAACGGTGAAGTGTGGGAGCATCTATGTCTTTCAGCTATTCAGGAAGACGGATCCGCACTGTGGCCATCAAAACACAATATCCAAAAATTGAGACTAATGGAGCAAGCTGCGCCGTATGTTTTTGCCGGACAATATCGTCAAATGCCATCACCGCCAGCAGGCGGTTTTTTTAAGCCCGACAATATTCAAATTGTTGATGCTTTGCCTGCAGATGTAGTGAAGCAAGTAAGGGCATGGGATTTTGGCGCTACAGAGAATGAAGGCGACTTTACAGCAGGTGTGCGAGAAGCTCTAGGCGCAGATGGTTTTACTTACATTGTCGATGTAACTAGAGGACAGCTTGGACCTGACAATGTGAATAAGCGCTTAGAACAAACAGCAAAAATAGATGGGAAAAAAGTTTCTGTGCGTCTACCACAAGATCCCGGTCAAGCTGGTAAATCGCAAGCTAGTTCATTTGTGAAGCTTCTTGCGGGTTATAGCGTGATAGCTAAGCCAATTTCAGGTGACAAGCTTACACGGGCACAACCATTTGCGGCCCAAGTTAACGTAGGAAATGTACGAATGCTCAAAGGTGAATGGAATAAGGATTTTATTGATGAGCTTCGTCATTTTCCTAATGGCACACATGACGACCAAGTGGATGCAGCTTCAGATGCGTTTAATGAATTACATGAAGGTTTTGAAGCCTTCTTTGCTGATATGGGATTTGCTCGATGAGTGATGTAACTTTTCAACATGCTGAATATGTTAAGAACTTGCCATACTGGCAAAAACTTGATGATGTTTGTGAAGGTGAAGATGCAGTTAAGGCTAAAGGTGAAAAATATTTGCCGATGCCAAATGCACATGATAAATCACCTGCAAATAAAAGCGCTTATGAGGCTTATCTTACCCGTGCAGTCTTTTATGAAGTAACAGGGACTACATCAAATAGTTTAGTTGGTGCAGCTTTTGCAACCGATCCAAGTTTTAAATTTCCTCCGGAACTTGCTCATTTAGAACGTAATGCAAATGGTGCTGGTTTAAGTACTTATCAATTGGCTCAAAATGGAATTCGCCATTTATTGAAGCATTATCGTTGTGCTTTATATGTAGATTATCCTGATGTGCCGCCAGCTCGTAATCTAGCGGAATTTAAAGCACAAAAAGCCTATCCAATGATTCATTTATTGAATGCCATAGATGTAGTGAATTGGGATTCAGTAATGGTCGATAACCAGAAAAAACTTTGTCTCGTAGTTATCCGTGAATTTAGGTCTGAGCGCGGTGCTGATGGATTTAGTAAAACCGAACAAGAGCAATATCGTGTACTTCGTTTAGAGCAAGAGGGAAATGGGGAATATATTTATTCCGTTCAGGTGTACACAAAGGGTGAAAAGGGTAACTGGGTTGGCGGAGAGAAGAAGTTTCCAACAGATTACAACGGGAATTTCTGGACCTATATACCTTTTACATTTGTAGGTGCAATTGATAATTCAGAAGAGATTAAAAAGCCACCATTACTTCCTTTGGCTAATCTCAATTTAGCCCATTACAGAGACAGTGCGGACTTTCAAGAGTCCGTTTTTTATATGGGGCAACCTCAATACTATGCGAAGGGTGTTAATTGGGAGTGGTATGACCAAGCCAAGAAACGTGGCATCTACATTGGAGCGAAAGTACTTTTGCCTTTACCTGAAAATGGTGGTCTAGGTATTGTTCAAGCTGATCCTAATACGCTTGCCCGGGAAGCCATGAAAGACAAGTGGGAAAAAATGAAGGAGATGGGGGCACGTTTAATCGAGAAGGGTTCTGGAAGCAAAAAGACTGCTACAGAGGCAAATAGTGATGACGCCGTTCAGCATTCAGTTCTTTCGCTCTGTGTCGTTAATATGAATGAAGGCTTGTCAGCAGCATTACGATGGGCTGCTAAGTTTGTAACGCCTAATGTGGATGTTCTAACTAAAGATGATTTGATGTTCGAAATCAGTCAAGAATTTAACAAACAGGGTTATTTAGCTGAGTTAGCTCGACAGTTATTTGAAGCAGCTCTACAAGGCCGATCTTCATTTAAATCATGGTGGGAATACAACCAAACAGGTATGTTCCCTAAACAAAAATATGAAGAAGAGCTTCAGAATGTTGAAGCAGAGCAAGATGGGACTTTAAATCAAAAGGTAGAGTGAGATGGCAACAGATATCAAAAAACTATTTGAAGCACTCACTCAGCACCAGGCCTATCTTTATCGTGCTTCATCAAAAACGGTAAATGAGTTATTGGCTTTATTCAATGATGATACGAGCAAGATGTTATCTAAGCTTCGGGATTTATTGGATGAGCTTAATGAGTCGGAGAAAGTTGCTTTAGCAGGTGGTAAATATACAACTTCAAATCTCAGGGAAATTAAAGATTTAATTGCCCAGTGGTTTGCTAGTGTAAATACCAGCTTGCCTGAAGCATTCGCCGTCTCTGCTACAGCTTTGGCTGTTTATGAGGCCAATTACGTAGCTAAGCTCTATGGAGCAAAAATTAATAAGCCTGATGGGGAAAAACTATTTTTATCCGCTAAAAAAGTTCCGTTGGCAGGTGGCGCTCTTGTCGATGATCTGCTTTCAAGAATTGCTGAAAGTGCCCGTCAAAAGGTTGAGTATGCAATTCGAGATGGTATTAATTCAGGCAAAACTAACCAAGAAATTGTTCAGCGTATTCGTGGTACCAAACGGCTTAACTATGAAGATGGGATCTTAAATGGTACCAAAACTGATATTGAGCGAACGGTAAGAACTGTGCGAAGTCATGTAGCTAATCAAGCCTATCTAAATAGCTTCAACCAAATTGGCTTTGAATATGTCCGATTTGTTAGCGTTTTAGATGGACGAACTTCTAAGCTTTGCGCTTCATTAGATGGTTCAGTGTGGGAAATAAATGATCCGGCAAAGCGAGTGCCGCCGTTACATCCTAACTGTCGCAGTATCTTGGTTCCGGTCGAGAAGGACGGTCAACTTGTTGGCGAACGGCCATTTGTAATGGACGAACGTCGAGTTAAAGACATTCCAAAAGATGAGCGAAGTCAATTAATCGGCCAATTGGATGCCAATACAACGTTCAGAGAGTTCTTCAAGAAGACTGATGATTTCTTTCAGAAAGAATGGCTAGGACCAAAGCGCTACAAGCTCTACAAGGAAGGGAAATTTGATTTTGAAAAGTTCTTTGATCCTGAAGGGCGACTGTACACATTAGACCAGCTTCGTAAGTTGGATGAACAGACATTTAAGGAGTTGGGCTTGTGAGTATTAGTCCAGAATTGGCTCATAAGCATATAGGGTTAGGTGAGGCGATTGCGCGGCATGTCAATGAGTACTTAAGTCAACAACAGCGACAAGGCGGTTTATTATCAAAGTAACCCACTCGAATGAGTGGGTTTTTTAATGGGAGTACAAAAGTGAAAAAGTACATTATGACTTTTCTGCTTGCTTTATTGATTGCTGTAGTTTTCTACATAAGTGCAAATTTAATTGATTTTAATCTAATTGAATATGCAACGGGTTTCATCTTTGGATTGTCATTCACCCTCATTTTTAAAAAACAATCTAAGAGTACTAAAATTGCTGACTTAATGGACAAGCAATTAAAAGAATGGGCAGTTCGTGAAAGTAGGCGGGCAGGTTTATTCGCTCCAGATCAAGATACGAAGGATCTAGAAAGTTGCAAAAAACGTTTTAAAGACAGATCAGAACCTATGAAAATTGATTGGCCAAAAAATCATGAGCAACCTTAAATTCACTTTCGAATGCGACTTAGACGGAAATAGTAATACTCAGCGCTTTAATACGTTATCAAGCAAATTTGGTGACGGTTATGAACAAAACATTGCTGTAGGTATCAATAACCGAGCTGGTGAATGGACTTATCAAAGAACGGCTTACAAAGCTGAAATTATGCAAATCAAAGCATTCTTCGATCAACACAAGGGCGCGGACTCATTTCTTTGGGATTCACCATTAGACGGTGAAGTCCGAGTTAAAACAGGTGAATATCAACCACGCTGTTTGGGCGGTGATGTTTGGCAAATCTCAACGACATTCACCCAAGTTTTTTACCCTTAATTTAAACCCCTTTGATGCCCCTTTTTAGGGGCTTTTTTTATGCGAGTAAGAAAATGACAATTCAAACTGTTAATCTTGGTTCAGCTCCGACTGGCGCAGGCGGTGATACTTTCCGTTCAACTGGCGCAAAAATGAATGAAAACTTTACGAATAACACCCATGCAGCTAGTCGTTATGTAGGTACTGCTGAAGGGAATGTGATGGAGGTTGGGGCTTTTGGGCTTGGGCGTGGAATTGTTGGCGGTATGGAAATGTCACGTATTGGCGTCTATGGGCCAGCTGATGTTTTAGCAAATATTAAAAGCGATAAACAGGGTGCAGATAAATCGCATTATTTTGTTAAAAATGGTGCTATGCCAGCAGGGGCACCAGAGAACTACGGAAGTATTTTCGGCTTCATATGCTCAGATAATAATTATTTATATAGTTGGCAAATGTTTTCAGGATACAGTCTTGAAACTATGTATTGGCGACGCGCTACTGGCGCAGGAACTTGGTCTCCATGGTCTCGATTATGGAATGATCGAATTACAACGGTAGATTCAAACGGTTTTATTAAAGCTGCCTCTCCGATTGTTAAACTTTTTGCAGACAAAATTGAACTCAATGATGAAGCTGCTGAGCAGAACATTACTTTTGAAAAGCTCGATGTAGGGCACTACTTGCTAAAAGGAACGTCAGGTTTTGCAACGGAAGGGTGGTATATCGAAACGCCAAAAGATGCTAACGGGAACATTCTTTTTGCTGTGATTTATCAGCAGTTAGAAAATAAAGATATTGAAATCAAAACTTTTAAAAAGAAGTTTGATGTTGAGTCTGCTTCAATTATTGCTGATTTGGATAATCCAGTTGATATTTCAACGGGCCGCTGGATCGATATTCGCTTGCAAGAAATTCCTAAACCAGTACCCGAAATGCCAGTGGTGACAGAAAATGACACTGAATAGTGATTTCCAAAAACTATATGTAGATGGATTAATCCATTTGTATGAACTAGATGCCAGCAGCTTAGGTGCTGGCATCTTGCGTTTTCACGGGCATATTTCTTTTCAAGACTGGGAGAAAATCTACTCTTCAATTGGTTCCGAAGGTTTAATTGGTGCAGACTCTGGAAGCATTGGCAAAGTTTTTGATACCGGTGATCAGAAAGTATGGAACCGAAATATTATCTGGCAAGGTCAAGTTTTTGAGCCGATGGCACTTGAGGTGTCTGGTCTTGAAATGCGTTCAGATGGTAAGGCTTCAGCACCAACTTTAAGCATGGCCAACAATATCAACGGCATCCAGAATGCAGTATCTGCTTACTGTTTGCAGTTTAAAGACTTTGCTGGCGCAAAACTTAAAGTTATTACCACTCTTGCTAAATACCTTGATGCCGAAAACTTCACAGCAGGCAATCCAACTGCATCGAATGAAGCTAAAGAACAAATCTGGTACATCGAGCAAAAGACATCTGAAAATGCACAACAAGTGACTTTCGAGCTGTCCAATCCAATCGATTTTGAGGGTTTAAAAATCCCAGTTCGCCAAATAACTTCACTTTGTCATTGGTGCATGGTCGGGAAGTACCGGGGCGAGGAATGTGGTTACACAGGTGTAGCAATGTTCACTGATAAAGATGAGCCAACTGATAATCCGGCACTTGATCGATGCGGTGGACTTCTGCGGTCTTGCCGTATGCGCTTCGGTGAAAATAAACCGCTGCCATTTGGTGGTTTCCCGGCTTCAAGTTTATTGTGAGGTTTTATGAAACTTACAGCGAAACTAAAAAAAGCAATCATGGCGCATGCTGATGAATGCTATCCGCTTGAATGCTGTGGTGTGATTGTTGATAAGCAATATATCGCTTGTCGCAATATTGCCGAACAATCTGATCAATTTGAAATTCATCCCGAGGATTTGGCAAGTGCTGAAGATCAAGGCGAAATCTTAGCTTATGTACATTCCCATCCAGATGGAACAACAAAAGCTTCGGAACTTGATCTGATTCAAATTGAATTACATCAAAAGCCGTGGGTAATTTGTTCATATCCGGATCTTGATTTTCAAGTTTATGAACCTTGTGGTTATCGTGCTCCATTGGTCGGAAGAAACTATATTCACCATTATCAGGATTGTTATGCATTGGTTCGTGATTTTTATGACCGCGAACTTGGTATTAAATTGCCAGACTTTGAGCGAAAAGATGGCTGGTGGGAAGACAAAGATCATCCGTCAATATTGATTGATAACTTTCCGAAAGCCGGTTTCTATGAAGTGGACACTCCGCAATATGGAGATATGTTGATTTGTCGAGTACCACGAACAGAACACCCAAATCATTGCATCATTTGGCTTGGTGATAAAGCAATGCTGAAGTCCGAAGATACTGAACCTTGTATTGGCAATACATTAATTTTGCATCAGCTTCACGGCCGTAAATCTATACGTGAAATCTATGGACCGCAATGGTCAACCAGAACGGTAAAAATCTTGAGGCATAGAGATGTTAAAAACAATTAAGTTGTACGGCATCTTGGGGCAAAAGTTCGGTCGTGAATTTAAGCTCGATGTCGCAAATACTCGCGAAGCAATGCGAGCATTATCTGTTCAGATCGCTGGCTTTGAGCATTTTATGTTGCATGCACATGAGCAGGGCCTACGCTTTGCCGTGTTTTTAAAAATAAAGAACTCAAGTAATAAACGAGGCAAGAAACGCCCAGCCATTTACGATCATGAAACTAAGCGCCTAATCACTGGTGACAATATCGGTGAAGAACAGCTTGATATGAATACTGAGGCTGATGTTATTCATATTGTTCCGCGAGTTATGGGGGCAGGTGGTAATGGAATATTACAGACTGTATTGGGTGCTGTGATGGTCGTGGTGGGGGTTTTAGTAACTGTAGGCACATTGGGCGGTGGAGCACCACTCGGTGCTGCATTGATTGGTTCAGGTATTGGAATGATGCTTGGTGGGGTGGCCATGATGCTTATGCCAAAGGTTGATACGACTCAAGATCAAAACCAAGACGGCAATAGAGCAAATAAGGGCTTTGGCGGTGCAGTTACCACAGTTGCACAAGGTAATCCTGTTCCAATTCTTTATGGTCAACGGGAAATCGGCGGCTTCATTGTGAGCGCAGGTCAATATCCTGAAGATCAGATGTAAATTTTAATTATTTAACAGGCGCTTTCTAGCGCCTTTTTTATTGCGTGAGATTTCTTATGAATGCAGTAGTAGGCGCAAAAAAAGGCAGTAAAAAACAACGGCAACCTGTCATTTCACCAGATTCTGCTCAATCGAAAACCTTTATCAAGGTTCTATATGGTTTAGCTGAAGGCGAGATTGAAGGTTTAGCTAATGGGCTTCAGTCAATTTATTTAGAAGAAACTCCACTTCAGAATGCAGATGGAAGCCTTAACTTTGAAAATGTAAAAGTTGATTTTAGAAATGGTACTAATGATCAGGAATACATAGAGGGTTTTCCAGCAGTCGAAAGTGAAACTGCTATCGATGTGGAGCTGAAGTCTGAAACACCGTGGGTCCGCGCTTTTAGTAATCTTGATCTTGACGCAGTTCGTCTGCGCTTAAAATGGGGACCTTTACGTACTCAGAACGCTACAAATGGTGACGTATCAGGCGTAACGATCGAATACGCAATCGATTTACAGACTGATGGAGGTGTCTGGACTGAAGTACTAAAAACCAAAATTTCAGATAAAACATCTGCAAATTATGAACGTGCTCATCGGATTGATTTGCCTCGTGCAGACTCTGGCTGGCTTGTTCGTGTTCGTAGACTTACACCCAATACAACTTCTGAATATATCAGCGACAAGATGTATATTGCAGCTGTAACAGAAGTGATCGATGCGAAATTACGCTATCCAAATACAGCATTATTGGGTCTTCAGTATGATGCTGAGACTTTTGGAAACGTTGCTAAAGTTGCAATGGATGCGAAGGGGAGAATCCTAAAGGTTCCTACTAACTACAATCCAGCTACACGACAATATGTCGGGATGTGGGACGGTACTTTCAAAGAAGCCTATTCTAATAACCCGGCATGGATCTATTACGATATATGCACAGTAGACCGTTATGCTTTGGGTGACCGCTTAACCCCGCTAATGGTTGATAAGTGGTCTTTATATCGTTTAGCACAATACTGTGACCAAATGGTGCCGGATGGGTTGGGCGGTCAAGAACCACGCTTTACGTGTAATGTTTATCTTCAGAGTGCTGAAAGCGCTTTTGAGATTTTAACAAAGCTAGCAGGTGTATTTCGTGCGATAACGTTTTGGGATGGTAATAGCATTATTTGTGATGCGGATATTCCTCAAGATACTTACTTCACTTATACCCGGGCTAATGTTATTGATGGCAATTTTGAATATGCAGGTACTCGTGCTCGAGACAGGCACAATGTTGTAAAAATTGCATGGGACAACCCAGCCAATCACTATAAGACTGAATATGAATTTGTCCGCGATGAAAAGGCGATTGCTGAGGCCGGCCAAGTTCGTATTTTGGAAATTGACGCATGGGGATGCACTTCGCGTGGACAAGCGCAGCGAGCAGGATGGTGGGCATTAAAGTCTGAGCAGTTAGAAACCCGTACTGTGTCTTTCAAGGTTGGTCTGGACGGTTATATACCATTGCCGGGGAAAGTGATTGAAGTTGCTGATCCTTTATTTGCAGGTCGTGCAAATGGTGGTCGTGTATCAGCTATTTCAGCAGATCGTAAAAGCATTACGCTTGATCGTGACGATGTTGATGCAGTTGCTGGCGACAGACTGATTATTAATGGCGAGGATGGAAAGGCTCAAGCTCGTATTGTTCAATCTATCTCAGGTCGAGTAGTAACTGTTACTCATGAATTTGATGCTATTGCCGCTCAAAATGTATGGGTTATAGATGCCCAAGATTTAGCAACAATGAAGTTTCGAGTGATCTCGATTACTCAAGACGAAAGTCATCAATTTTCAGTGACTGCACTTCAATATAACCCAGCCAAGTTTGATGCGATTGACAAGGGTGCTTATTTTGATGAGGTTCCGATTTCGATTGTGAACCCAACAATTCAGGATCCTGTAACTGATGTCGTTGTTACTAGTGAAAGCCGAGTTGATCAGGGCATCAACGTGGCTACCATGATAGTATCTTGGGCGCAGGCAAAAGGAGCCGTTAAATATCAAGTTGAGTGGCGTAAAGATGACGGGAGTTGGATTAAGCTTCCAATAACCGGCAACAACTCAGTCGAAGTACCAGGTATTTATGCGGGTCAATATCAAGCACGAGTAACAGCGATTTCAGCTTTTGAGATCGCTTCTTTACCAGTTTATTCAACTTTGACTGAACTCTCTGGAAAGCAAGGTTTACCACCTGCTTTAGCGTTCATCCAAGCAACAGGTATTTTGTTTGGTATGCGCCTAAATTGGGGTTTTCCTGCAACTGGCGCACTTGATACGGCTTATACCGAGATTCAAGTATCACCAGATGGCACAAGTAACATTGCTCAATTGGGCTTATTCGCTTATCCAACAACGACTCATACTCTGCAAGGTTTACAGCCAAATCTGACTCAATTTTATCGTGGCCGCTTGATTGATAGGATCGGGAATGTTGGACCTTGGTCGGACTGGACTCATGCGACAACTTCTGCCGATGCTACAGACGTTCTTGAGCTCTTGAATGATCAAATCAGTGAATCTCAACTCAATCAGGATCTTAAAACTAAGATCGATCATATTGAAAATATTGACGCTGAAATTGGACCAATTAAGCAAGATATTCAAAACACGAAAGATCAAATTTCACAAGAAGTCATTGATCGTCAAAATGCTATTCAACAGGCATCGGATGGCCTTTCACAGCAAATTATTGATGGTGATGAAAGTGTTCTTGAAGTTGTAGAAACGGTCAAGAAATCAAGTGATGATGGTCTTGCAGCGGTTCAGGAAGATATTCGTGTTGTTGCAAATGATCTTTCATTAGTTGCTGAAAAAACGGACGGTGTATATGCACAGTTAAATCCACCTTTGATTGGATCTGAGTCTGATTTGATCGGTAATGATCAGGGCTTCGCAGGAACTTGGTCAGTTCAATCGGCAATGATCGAAGGGGACTTAGCACTTAGTAAGCGTATTGATACAACGGCAGTTGAGTTAAATAACTTACAGGCTTATGCACAACGAGAAGTACAAGCACGAATTGAGGGTGATAGGGTAACTGTTCAAAAAATAGATAACTATATCGCAAGTAATGATAGCGCTCTTGCGACTGTACGCCAATCTGCACAGGTAGCAGTTGAGCAGTCATCGGCAAATGCTGAAGCGATTGATTTAATTAATCTTGAGCTTGACGATAAAGCTTCAACTGGTGCACTTGAGCAAGTTGAGTCTGATATTAAGAATGTAGATGACAAAGTTATTGCTCAAACAGTACGCATTGACGGTGTTTACGCGCAAATCAATCCACCATTGATTGGGTCAGAATCTGACTTAATCGGAAATGAAGGAGGTTATGCAGGGGTATGGACCGAGCAATCTGCTCGTATCGAAGGTGATTTGGCCCAAGCTAAACTTACTGAACAGCTTTCTGCTCAGATGAATGAGAACAATGCCGTATTCAAGCGCCAGCTCGAGGCAAATTCAAGTGCTATTTCTTCAACGATAAAAGTAACGGAAACGTTGCAAACTAAAGTCGGTGAGAATAGTGCGTCTATTCAAAATGTCAGTGAAAGTGTGGATGGCATCTATGCTCAGCAGTTTACTAAGTTCGATGTAAATGGCCATGTTTCTGGTCATGGGTCAATGAATGATGGTACGACTTCAACTTTCATATTCAATTATGATGCAATTCAGTTTGGTACGCCTGTCGGTGTTGATGGTGCAGAACCTAAACCCTTAATGACATTGCAAAATAAGCCTGTGACTTTGCCAAACGGTACTGTTATTCCGCGTGGTTTGTATGTCGATAATGGTAGTTTTGGATATATCAATGCCAATCGAATCTGGGCTGAAAACTTAAGCGTTATCACAGCAAACTTGGGTACTTTTATCTCACTTGCAGATGAAAACAAACCTAACGGTGCACGAACTGTTATTAGCGGCAAAAAGATTGAAGTCTATGACGACTTGAATCAAGTCCGGGTAAAACTCGGTATTTTCTAAGGAGAAAAGTTAGTGGATGCTCAGTTCTTGGCTTCTATTGATGGAGCCCAATTAATACCATTTAAGCAATCATTGCCAATTTCTCATATGGTTGGGGAGGTAATAAATCCAGCAGATATTAATTCTTATCAAGATAGAGCTTCATGGCAATTTACCATTCCTGATGGCCTGATAAAGCCTATTCTGATTGGTGAAATTAAAGGATGCCGATGTGCTTTTGAGCAAATTTCTACTTCACCTAATACTTGGAGATTTCAAGCTATGGGCTTGTGGATTCGACATAAACGGTATTCAGATTTAGATCAAAAGCAGTGGAAAGAACCCATGATTCCAGCAGGTTTTAAAATTCGATATGGTGGATATCGTGGTTAGTTATTTTGAACTTAAAAACGATAACTTCAATGTTGTTATTGATGATACATACAACTCAGCTAAGTTCTTGGGAAAGTATGATGTAACTTTAAATACTTTTATTGATCGTAATAATAGTTCTTATTATGTTGAAGGATCTGATTATACATGGTCGGGTACCGTAACTGCCGCAACAGGTAATACTTTAAGAGAGCTAGGTTTTGATTATGATGAACCAAGTGATGCCGACTATGAAAAATTCTTAGCTAGTTTAAATAGTCAAATTCTTTCTTTTGCTCGGACGCTTTCAGGGCGTCCAATACGATCAAATTCAATATTAACTAAAATTAATGGTATATGGAATTTTAACTTTAATCTCTTTGGTTATCAGCAAGGAGATGTAGGAACAGTAGTAAGTTATACTATTGCAAAAATGATGCCGAGTAAATTCGGACTTCAGGTTTTTAATGCTGAAGGTACCTTAGTATTTGATGCTCTTAAAGGATATTTGCAATTGGCAGGTATTATGACAGGTGGCGTCAATACTTATACCAACCCTGCGGCAACCTATACCATTACATTGTCTGAAGAATTATCTAGCGAACATCTATTTATATCAGATACGATGTCATACCCATGGCGTAATGGCATGAGAATTACATCAAGTGGTGTGCAGTATGGTGAAGCAAACTTTTATCCAGTTATGTCATTCCCGAACTTAACAACTATTGAAGTAAAATTGATGCAAAACGGAAATATTCCGGGAACTACAGGTTCAAGAAGCTTTAACTATTTTTATGAGGCAGTGATTTATTGCCCATATCCCAAAAATTTCTATACAGGTAAACAGTAACTCAAGATTAAATCTAATTTATTTTTGTACTTTAAAGCACCCAACCGGGTGCTTTTTTATTGCCTACGATCTGGAGGATGGCATGCATGAACGATCAGACAAATAGTGTAGTTGAAGCAGCTGCAAGTACAGCTGCCGCAACTGCAACAAAATTCACTTATGGCTATGTAGTAGGGGGCAGCTTGATTGGTGTAGTTGGCAAAATTGATTGGGCTGTTGTCTTTTCAATCTTAATTGGTTTAGCGACCTATTTTACTAATCTCTATTTTAAGCGCCGTGATGAAAAGCGTAAGAACGAGATTCATGAGCTTCAAACCAAGCAATATGAGCTAACTAAGAAACGCTTAGAAGGGGAAACAGATGACAAGCGAACAGACTAGAGCATACCTTTCATTTGCTCTTGTGGGATTAATGTTTGTATTGGTGATTGCTTTATTTTTTGTGGAAATGCCACGGGAAAATAGCACTCTTTTAAATACAGCATTGGGTTTTATTGCGGGGGCGATGTCTATGGCGTGTGGCTATTACTTCGGAAGTTCAGAACTAGAAAAGAAAAAGAAAACCGAAGAAACCAAACAATTGTAATTTACTAAATCTTTATACCGCCTTCGGGCGGTTTTTTATATCTGAAGGAAACCGAAATGAACATTGAAAAATATCTTGATGAATTAATTCAGCGTGAGGGCGGTTATGTAAATAACCCAGCTGATCGCGGCGGTGCAACAAAGTTCGGTATTACTGAAGCTGTAGCACGTGAAAACGGCTATAAGGGCAATATGAAAGATTTGCCTCTTGAAGTGGCCAAAGCAATTTATAAGAAACAGTACTGGACGGCTCCACGTTTTGATCAGGTGAATAACATTTCTTCGGTTATAGCAGAAGAACTTTTAGATACTGGTGTGAATTGCGGTACCGGCTTTGCAAAACCACTTTTACAACGAGCTTTGAACTTGCTTAATAACCAAGGTAAAGCAGGGTTCCCCGACTTAGAAGTAGACGGTGTTTATGGTTCAGAAACGCTAGGTGCTCTTAAAACATACTTGTCAAAACGCGGGAAAGAAGGCGAAAAAGTTATAGTTCGAGTTCTGAACATTATGCAAGGACAACGCTACATTGAAATCTGTGAGCGTAATCCAAAGCAGGAACAGTTTTTCTATGGTTGGATTGCCAATCGGGTTGTTATATGACTTTCTTTCAATACAGACGTTCAAAGATAGCTTTCACAATCACACTGCTGTGCATTCTATTTTCAGGATGCACAGCTCATACGATCAATAACAATGTGAGTGTTGGTATTTGTGTGAAAGCCCTCTGAGGAGAGCTTTTACAATTTATGCATTTTTTACATTACCTAACTGATTATTTTTACTAAAATAAATACATATTAAAATAGCAACTAATATTACTCCTGATGCTGCAAAACGGCTTAAGTCTAAACCTCCAGCGGAAAGGGGCTTATCTAGAAAGTCTCCAACTACAGCACCCAAAGGACGAGTTAAAATAAAAGTGCTCCAGAATAAAAATGTTCGTGAAACAGAAGTGAATTTATACAAAAACACCATCAATAAAATGAGTGCTGAGAAAAGAGCAATCCCGCCACTATAGCCTAATCCAATCGTATCTGCTGACCAGTCACCAAGAGCTGTACCCAAAGTTTGGCTAAAGGTAATTGTTAACCAATAAAAGACTTCTGATTTAGGTTTATTAACGGTATGAGGGGAGACGCTGCCTTCAACTTTATACCAACCCAATAATGAGAAGATGACTAAGCCGAGGAGTAAGCTACTTCCTCCACTATAACCAATACCTAAAGATCGAGTGACAAAGTCTGCTAATGTTGTACCAACAGTTGTACTCGCAATAATGGTAAACCAATATAAATATGGTTTATAACTTTTTGCCTTAATTTGACAGATCAATAAGATAATAAAAACTATGGCAAAAATAAAAGTACTAGTTAAATACCCAAGTTTCAATGACATTGAAAAACTATCTCCGCCAGTTTCACCAAAAGTAGTTGCGAAGATTTTAGTAATCCAGAATAGAAGGGTAACTTGGGGGACTTTAGTTATATACTCACTCATTTCATGACTTGAATTATTCATCTAAGAGTCTCAAATGATAAATTTATCAAACAATAAATTTTTAAAATTAAGATGAGCTTAAAGATTTGTTTTTAATAATATAGCTTTGTATTCTTATTGGTTACTAAGCTCATTTTTTAATTTCTATTTAAGTTTTACTAGCTAAGATTTCGAGTTTTTAATATTTAGTGGTTTTTAAATGCTAGTAAATTTTTTAAAATTCAAAGAGATATGTAATAATATTACACTATTAAATTTTAATTTGCTTTTATCTATCTGGCTAGGTTTATTTCTGAATATAGGTTTTTTTAAAAAAATCCATCAACTTACACCTTATAATGGTATTAAGTCAGTTCTTTTCTTAGGGGCGACATTAGTTATTTTAATAGCAGCATATAATTTAATTTTTCAATTAATAAATTGGAAATGGACTGCCAAAATCTTTGCAATTTTATTGATATTTATTGGTGGCTTTAGCTCTTATTTTGTAAACACATTGGGTGTCATTATTTCACCCGACCAAATTCAAAATATGGTGCAGACCGATGTTTCGGAAGTTACAGATCTAATCTCTTTACGCTTTGTTTTATGGACAGTTTTTTTTGTTATTTTACCCATTTTTTTAATTACTCAAGTTAAATTTAAACAAGAAAAAGCATCACGGTTGTTATTGAAGAAAGTATTCTCACTGGTAGCTTCATTTGCAGTGGTCGGTGTTTTACTTTTTACTTACTATGTCGATTTCGCTGCAATATTTCGTGAGCATCGTGATTTAAAAGGGATGATTTCACCGCAAAATAGTATTTCATCGCTTATGTCTTACTATCATAAGAAGGCTCCGAAGAAAAATCTGCCTCTTGTGATATATGGACAAGATGCTCATCAAGTTCAGCAAGTACAAAAGAACCTCCCTAAGTTAATGATACTTGTTGTAGGTGAAACGGCACGTGCCGAAAGTTTCTCTCTAAATGGGTATGCAAAAAATACGAATCCGGAGCTTTCTAAACAAGATATTTTCAACTTTTCGCAAGTGAGCTCATGCGGTACGGCGACAGCTGTTTCTGTGCCATGTATGTTCTCGGGTATGCCACGTGTAGATTATGATGAGCAATTAGCTAGTCACCGCGAAGGTTTATTAGATATTGCAAAACGTGCGGGTTACCAAGTGACTTGGATTGATAATAACTCGGGTTGTAAAGGTGCATGTGATCGCGTTGAACAATACCAGATTCCAGAAAACTTAAAGAAAAAATGGTGTAAAGATGGCGAATGTTATGATGACATTCTCATTGACAGCTTAAAGCAGTATTTGGCTACTATTGCCAAAGATGATGATCGTCCGCGTTTGATTGTTCTGCATCAAGTGGGTAGTCATGGACCTGCATATTACAAGCGTGCACCTGAGGCATATCAACCTTTTAAACCGACTTGTGATACTAATGCGATACAGGGCTGTTCGCAAACTGAATTGCTAAATAGTTATGATAATACAATTGTATATACAGACCATGTATTAAGCCAAATGATTAATACTCTAAAAGAAATATCAAAGTATCAGACAGGTTTATGGTATTTATCTGATCATGGCGAATCAACCGGAGAACATGGTTTATATTTACATGGTTCACCTTATGCAATCGCACCGAGCCAACAAACACATGTACCAATGATTATGTGGTTCTCTGAAAGTTGGAAACAACATAATCTTGCTCAAGTGAATTGTTTAAGCCAAAAAACTAAACAAAAGTTAAGTCAGGATAATTTATTCCCAAGTTTGTTAAGTTTGCTGGATGTAAAAACTAAGGTAGTAAATAACAAACTTGATATGTTGAGCCAATGTAAATAAATATATTTTTAATTTATATAAAACGAAGCAAAATAGACTTGTTTCGTTTTATAAAATGTATTGGTTCGTAATTAGCACACATTTTAAGATCCCTCTAAAATTATTTAATAAACCTTCGTCAGCTATGCATCAAACTTACAACAATATAATTATTCTTAAAACCCAAAGACCACCCAGATTCTTTATAGAAAGGTTCACCATATTTAATTGTATGCTCGATATAAAAGTAAACCCAATATTTCATTTCTTAATTCTCAATTATTTAGTAAGTAATTTAATTTTTTCTAACCATTTTGCATATGCTTCAGTTTGCTGGGGTAGGTACTCATAATAATCATATGTGCCTTGTTCGCCAGACATTACATGGCCAATCATGAGCTGAGCCACATCACGCGATGTAAATGCACTGAAATTAGTACGTGCTGTTCTTCGTAGGTCATGAAGGGACCAATGCTTCATATAATAGTCATGATGTCGTCTTAGGCGCTCCATCAAGTAACCAGGTAATGAATTAGATGATCCATGACTCATAGGCGTTTCTTCACTATCATTCGTTAAGAAATACTCACATGAGCTATAGTCGAAAGCCTCGACAATTAATGCCTCCATTTCAGGCAAAATAGGGCGAATGATTTCACGACCAGTTTTCTTACCGGTCTTATTGTTTACGACAGGAACAATCCAGACCTTTCTATTTAAATCGAAATCAGTCTTTTTGGCTTTTCTGAGTTCGCCATTTCTACAACCAAACATTAAACATAGTTTTAAGAAAATTTTGTTTTTAGGCAAAATATTTGATTCTTCAATAGCCATCAAAACCATCTTAATTTCTTCATCAGAAAGAAATCTTGTTCCTCTGTTTCGCTCTATACCTAGATCTTCCTTGGCATAGATGTCAGATAAAACATTTACCTCAAGTAATTGTCTTTTTTTGGCCCATTTTAGAACCTGTTTTGCATTCGTTAATACGCGATCTGCAATCGAAGGTACATCATCTGCTAATTCTTCAAGTAAGGCTAACCATTGTTGCAGAGTAATGCGCTCAACTGGTAAATCACCGATTTCAGGTATTACATGCTGCTCAAAAGTATTCTTAATTTGCTGGGCAGATGTTTTCTTCTTTAGACAATAACTTTCATACCAATCATTAAAGACATCTTCAAATGTGCTTGCATCGATGTATTTTTGCTGCTGTACACGAACCTCAACTTTAGGATTCATTCCCTTATCTAATAGTGAACGCATTTCACTAGCTTTTACACGTGCATCTTTGAGAGAGATATGAGGGTAGGTACCAAGGTCTAAACGTTCAGCTTTTCCAGCAAAACGGTACCGAAGCTGAAAAACAATTTTACCTTTAGGTGAGACTCTGACACTCATTGAATCCCGATCTGCTATTTCTTCAACTTTATCACGTGCCTTGCCGTTATTAGCTTTCAGCCACACTTCAGTTAAAGCCAT